AAATCTTTTAAGTAAGTAGATAAAGAAGTATTATTTTCATCATCAATAAACAATTCATATCTTTTAGCTTTTGGGTCAATGTTAAATACATTATTTCCTTTTCTTGAATAAATTAATTTCTTAATGTTTTCAACAATTTCTTCAAAATTTTCAATTATAGCATTATCAGAAATATTTTCTTCTTTACCTTGAATTTTCAATATCTCTTTCACAACATCATTTATTGACTTATCTTGATATGGAAAGAAATCTCTATATAAAGTATTACCTAAATGTAAACCATTGATTACAATTTGTCCTTGTGGTGTTCTTGGTGTAACATAATAGTTTCCAATCATATAACCACCACTTTGATTTTCAGATGTATCAGAATAATCTCCAATTAATAAATGAGCATTTGTAATAACTCCATTATCAGGAAGTTTTTTCAAACCTTCATATTTTAATTGTGATTCAATCATAGATTTACCAAGAGTATTAGTATTAATAACTTTTTGAACTTTAGCAACTTTTTTAGCTTCTTCTTCTAATGTTAAATATACATCTAAAGCAAGTAATTGCATTGCTCTATCTTTACCATTGTTTTCTATTCCTTCTAACATTTTTGTACCTGTTAAAGCACTTGTATCAGAAGTTTTCCCTAATGCTCCTTGATTTTTATCTGTTCCTTCACTAACCATTCCAGTACCTAATTCAAAAACAAATTCTGAATTTGCACCATAAGATTCAATTAAATCATTGATTAATTTTTTATCATTTATAAATTCTCCTAATACTCCTTTACTTTCTTTTCTTCTTTGATTTAATTCTTTAATAATTGGTTGAGATAATAATAAATAAGAAATAGAATTACCATTTTCATCTTTACCAAATCCTCTCAATGCTGTATTAGCATCTACATTGATAGTAAATTCATCTACACCAACTCTACCAAGAACTTGCTCTTTTTCATTATCAGTACCAGTATTAATTTTTTCATCAAATGCTTCTGAAATATTTCTTTGGTGTTTTTCTCTCCATTCTTTTAATTTAGATTCAGACAAACCTGTTGGTTCTATATGTTGTATAGCACCAAGTTTCCCATCACTAATAAAATGACCAATTTGAATAGTTTTTGGATTACCTAAATCATCTTGAATATAAATATCTTCTCCTTGATGTTGTTGAAGTAAAGCATTAAATGTACTATAATTAGCATATACTCCAATAGCAACTTTACCAATAGCTCCTAAATTCATTTTACTTTTTTGGTAAGAATTTGTAAGCATTGTAAAATTCAATTGGTCAGCTTCATACATCTCATTAGCTTTTAAATCAGATAATGTAGCATCTTTAGCCATATATTTAGCAATCATCTTGTTTCTGTAACCAGCTTCATTTAATTTTTCTAACTGTTCAGCTTGACTTTTTGCAAAATCAATAGATAAAACACTATTGATTTTGTTTTGAATATCTAAATTAGGATTATTGAATATAGCCAAATGAGATTTAATAAATTCATTTTCAGCTAATTTTCTTTTTAATTGTAATTCTAATCTATTTATTTTTTCAACAATATCAACTTGAGGTAATAATAAAGTTTCTAAAGATTCTTCATCTAATAAACTTCCTTTACCTGCTATGAAACTTCTAAATAATTCATTAGCAAAATTACTTTTTGCAGAAGCACTTGTATTTTCAAGATTAAATTCTTCTATTTTATTAGTTAAACTTCTTGTAATATCTTCTATATCAGAGTTTTCTAATACTTTAATTTTACCATCATTAGTCATAATATGATTTAATTGATAAGCAGATTCTTTATCAATATCATAATCAAGACCTTTTTGTTTAGTAAAGTTTTTAGGTACTATCATTAAATCCCCTACTTCTGGAGGTAATATACCAGCAATTTCAATAGATGAACCTGATTTATGAGATGAAGTAGGAGTTCTAAAACTGAAGTTATTGAATAAAGCAGGGTCTATCATACCTTCTTTCAAAGTTAATGTACCATTTTCTCTTCTTGTTAAATACTTTCCTTCTTTACCATTAAATCCTTCAAATAAATCAATAAGTTCTTTTTTATCATTTTTAAATTTAGAAGGAATAAATACTTGAGCTTTATGAAATACTATTCCATTTTCATCTGTTGAAGTATGAGTTCCTTGTAATTCTTTACCATTATATGAATCTAAATAAATTATTCTTGATTTATCTACACCTTCAAGATTTTCTTTCATTCTAAAACCACTTTCAGAACCAGCAACAAAACCATTACCAGGCATTTTATGCTTCATAATTTTGTTAGTGATAATTGAATTTAATAGTGATTCATATCTATTACTATCAGAAGATAACCATAAAGGAGTTTTAAATTCATAATAGAATCCAGCAGCAGCAGCTAATTTTTCAATCTTTAATCCTGCTAATGATTTTACACTATAACCTCTTGAAGTAGCTTCTTTTATTAATAAATCTTGTAAGTTTTTTACAAAGTTTTGTTCATTTTTAATTTGACCATTTGTATCTAAACCTAAATCTAAAAATAATTCTTGTTTTTTACTATCTACAATATCACTAAATGCTTTATTAAAATGTTGATATAATTCTTTACCAGTAAGTTCTTTACCATCAATAGTAAATCCTTCTTTATCAATTACACCATCACCAAATAATAATTTAAAAAACTGTGTACCCATAGAAACTTTATCATCTTGATGTTTATCAGATTTAAAAGGTACATCTTGTTGTATTCTAAAATTATCTCTGTTCAATACTAACATATTAGTATTTATATCATCAGCATTATAATTTTTTATAGTTGATAATGAATTTGTATCAAATGGCTTTACTGTTTTTATTGTAGCACCTACTTTGTTAGCTGTTTGAAAAGAAGCTCTTGTGAATCTACCTGTATTAGTTTCCAACTCTTCCATTTTTAATCTTAAAGCATCTAATTTTGTACCAGCAGTTAATTGTGGTATCAAAGGAAATGCAGAAGATTTAATATAAACTACTCTATTAACATCTTGATTTATATTAGTATATGTTCCTGTGTGAACAGGTTTAATTGGTTGAAATACTAATTTTAATTCTTCTTTAGTTAAATAACCTTTTTCTCCTTCTGTTAATAATTTATTAGTTATTACTTTAAATTCTTCATCAGAAATTCTACCTATTCTATGTAAAATAGATATATGCTCTGTTGCTGTTGAATACTCTTGAGCATCAGTAGATTCAATATCAAAGTAAGCATCTATAGCTGGAAATTTATTAGCTAAAGATTTTCTAATATCAGATAATGTTTTATTGATAGCATTATATCTAACAGAATTTAAACTTAAAATACCTTGTTCATGTTTATTTAATATTTCAGCAGCTTTTTTATATTTATCTAATAAAGGTTGAGCTTCATCTAATCCTTTTTTACCATAGTAATTTTTAATTAAGTATTCTGAATTTTCACTAATATCTATAGAATCTTCAAGAAATATTTGATTATATTTTTCTCCATAAGAATTAGCAATTTTACTACCAGGAGCAATAAGTAGTGCTAACCTTTTACCAAGATTTACACCAATTTCTTTATTAATAGAAACATAAGTTTTATCATCTTTTATATCAAAAGGATTAACTGATTTACCTTCTTCTTTGTATAATTTATCTTTACTATAATTAGCAATATCTCCAGCAAATACTTTGAATACTTCTGAATTAGTAATCATATTATTTAATACAAAATCATAAACAGCTAAATCATAATCAGTTGAAGGATTTTTACCTTCTTCTTTAAAATAATTATTATCAAACATTTTAGAGTATGAATTTCCTTCTTTATTTACTTCTAAATAATTACTCCACATACCTTTTTTATGTTCTACTTCTTTTTTTATTACACCTTCAATAGCATCTTCAAAAGTAGATTGATATTTTTCAATAGCTTCATCTATTGTAATACCTGTTAATGCTAACTTATTTACAATATTTAAACCATCTTCATCTTTTAAAGTATTCATTATAGGTAAGAAATGAAAAAGAGTTGCTCCTTTATCATAATCTTTAATATTTGTTGCTTTAACTTCTGTATGAAATTTAATTATTCTTTTTAGTTCTGGTAACACCAATTGATTAAACAATAGAGTTTTAACAGTTGGTCCAATACCTTGTACTACACCTTCTTCTGTCAAATTAAACATACCATCTATTTTACCATCTTTTAAGAAATCAAAAATAGCAGTTGTCATATACATACCAGTAGTTTTATCTGACATAGTAGGAAATAACATATTAGCCATTCTCATTGATATACCTTCAAATTTAGTTCCTTTTGGTAATTTATCAATCTTTCTATCTTGAAAACCAGTAATACCAGCCATATCATAATCAATATCACTTAAATCAGTAATACTTGCTCTGTATGGTTGTTCTCCTTTTTCTTTAAATGCTGTAATAGAAGTATGTGAAATTTCAAACATACTTTTAAAAGTAGGTTCATTTTTCAACATATCTAAAATTATAGAATTTTCAGATAGTGATAATGATAGTAAATCATCAACTAAATTGTTTCCATCTTCTGATATACTTCTTTTAAGATTCTGAACCATATCAGTTACATATTTAGTAGGAACTAAAGTGGATATGTTTTTACCAGAATCTCTAAAAGAAAGAGTTATTAGAGTTGGGTTATATTTTGCTTCTATTAAACTTAATGCTTTTGTAACACCAGCTAAATCATTAAATACACTTTCTTTACTATCAAAACTAAAATCAGCAGGATTAACTATTGCTTTTTCTAACCAATTTTTTAATGGAATAAATAAACCACCAGCATTTTGACTATATAATACATTGAAAGAATTTTGTTTTCCAGCATTAAAAATACCTTCATTATAAATTTGATTCCAAGAGGTATCTTCAAAAGTATAACCTATTTTAGATAACCATTTCCTCAAATCATTTTCAGGAACTTTTCTATAATCTTGTCTATCCCATTTATTAAATTCATCTAATAATGATTGAGCATATTGTACATTTAAAGATTGGTTTTTGTTATATAAACCTGATGATTTATTTTCATTCTTCCAATTTTTAGCTATAATTCTTGTAGCTTCATTTGCATTAGTATTATAGATTTTTAATGATACACCATTGTTTTTAGTGTTTTCATACATGGCAAATTTAGAAGACAAAGTATGTCTGACAAAATTATAAACTAATTCGTTTTTAATTTGTTGGTCAGCATTTTCTAATTTAGCTAAAACACTTTTTACAAAAGCATTATTACTTTGTTTCATTTTAGCTATGATAGTATTGTAATCAGATTTAACTTCTGAACCAAGAGCTAAAACTTTACTTAATTCATTATATACATCATTAAATGACATATATAAAGGAATACCTAAATAACCTTTTTGTGCTACACCTTTGCTATCAAATACAGGAATTTCAGATAAAAATCTTCTTAATCTATAAGATGCTTTAGCTTTACCTGATTCTTCAATAGAATCTTTACTATAATCTTTAACACTTAATTCTACATCATCTTGTTCAATATCACTTTCTTCTTTTTCATTTAAAGTAAGTTGAGTTTGTTTTTGAATATCAGCAAATGCTTTGTTATATATTGTTTCATAATGATTTAAAGCACCATTAGTGTTATCTTGATTTTTAATTTCAGATAACATTGATAATACTTGTTTTTCTATCTTATTAAGATGTAAATTCAATTCTGATTTAATATCATTTTGAATAGCTTCTTTTGATATTTTATTTTTATAACCAAAACTTACTTTATTACCAATTTTATGATATATAAACTGTCTTACATTTTTTTCTTGAGTTATAGATAAATCTCCACTAACATTGAAAATGTTAGCTAACTTATCTGTATTAGCAATCATATCATTACTTTCATCAAAATCATTAGGGTCAATACCCAAATCATTTAAAAATTCAGTATGTTTTTCTAAATTGAATGGTACAGATGTTTTAAGTTGCTCTACTACAGTAGCAGCAGCTTCTTGTCTTGCTTCAATATTTTTAGTTGCTGGTTTCTCCACTTCCTTGTAATCTACTGTGATAATTGGTTGTATCATAGTAACATAAGTAGGATTTTTTCCAGTATCATCAATATTAAAAGATTTGATATTAGTAAGTAAATTATTTTTTAAATAATTGTCATAAGTTTGATTTAAAGGAGTAACTCCTTCTCTTGTAATATGAACTATACTTTTTACATTTCTGTTATTCAAAAGTTTGTTATTTGTATGCTGTGAAACATTATTCATAACATTTTCATCAAACAAACCTTTTTTGTATTGACCTAAATTATCTCCAGCAATATTGTCTTGAAAATAAGTTTTTATAAATTGAACTATTTCATTTCCATTTTCAATATCAAGACCCATTTGAGTATGCACATCTTTTTGAATAGATTTAGCTTTCTCATAAGTCATTTCATATATAGTACCTTTCAAGTGTCTTGTCCAACTTGCATCTTTTTTAAGAGCTAAATGAGCAGCCATAGCAAATCTTGCTGTTTCTATTTGTTCATTAGAAACAACTCTTCCTACAGGATAAGCTCTATATGTTGGTACTATTTCTCCTTTATCATTTAATGTTGTACCTATTCTTCTTACTTCCCAAGTATGACCTACACTATTAAAATCAAATTTTCCTTCATTACCAGATTTATCTTTATTTAAGAGTTTTCCAGCATTAAAAATTTGATTACCCATATATAAGTCCTCTCCAATTTGTACTGTTACAATTGTTTGAGGATTAGCTTCATTTAGTGTAATTTTTGGTTCTGTCATAGGTATTTCATAAAATATACCATCAGAAGGTTTATTTATTGTAACTTCTGTTAAACCATTAGCTATACTATTTCTTAAATTTTGAGCATTTAATTTACCTTCATTAATATGATTTATCCATTCTTGAGTAGGTAAGTTAGGATTACTTGAATCTCCAAAAGGATTACCTATATTGAATGTATTATACCAATCAGTATCTTGAACATAAGCTAATTCTTTACCTGCACTATTAGTATAGAACACAGGAACTTTATTCATAAATTCTTGTGTGTTTCTGAAATTAGGATTTTGTTTTTCTTTTTCAGATAACCATTTATCAAAAGTAGTTGTTTGAGCTGCTCCTTGTGCATTTCTACCATCAGAAACAGTAATTTGAGACCATAAAGATTCAGGAGCAATTTTTACTCCTAATTTACTTCCAGAAGGATGCATATCAGGATGTAATAATTCTCTAAAATCAATTAAATCTCCAAACTTATGATTTAATTCATTACCTATTGTTTTTCTAACTAATATACCATTTTCAATTACTTCAACATAAGCAATAGAAGAGAATCCTAATTTAGGAGTAATTGTCAAAGTTCTTTTAGATTCAATTTCATTTACTGCTGTTTTTTGAATAGGAATATTTTCTTCATCATAACCAACAGTAGTAACCTCTCTTTGAGCAACTTCTTTTTTTATTTCTTCTACTTTTTCTTCTAATTCTACAAATGTATTAGCTTCTTCAATAGGAACTTGTTGTTCAAACATTTGAGCCATCAATGAAGCATTAGTACCCAATGAAGCTAAAGGATTAAATAAATCCATATAAACTTGATTATAGTCATCTGCTTCAAAATTGTTTTGTTTCCAACCTTCTACATAACCATCAAATAATTTCTTTAATTGTTCTTTGTTATTTACAATTTCATCTAAATGAGACATATATTCTCTAAAGCTAATATTTCTATTCAATAGATTTTTAACTTTATTAACATCTTCTAATACAATTTTTTTAGCAACACTACTCTGTTGAGGTGTAAAAGATGATGTATTTCCAATCATATCATTGAAATCATCTGCGATAAATACAGGGTCATTGTTTATAGTTGTGGAATTATCATCTAATGAAAAAACAGTTTCCATAGTTTGTAAATTACCAGCAACAGAAGAAGTATGTTCTTCTTTAGCATCTTCATCTACAATTGTAATATATGGCTCATTTTCAGGAACAACTTCTCCAGCATCTATTTTCTCTTGTCTTTGAGCTAACAAGTCTTTTATAGATTTAGCTATTTTTTCTTTATGAACTTGTTCTTGCTTTACTTTAAGTTCTTGTAATTTTTGTTCTTTTAAATCATTAATAAAATCTTTATTTTCTCCAGTAATATCTTTTTGTTTAAGTTTTTCAACTATACTTTCAATTAAAACAGGAGTTTCTTGTAATTCATTTTGATAATTAAATTCTGCATTTTCAGAACCTTCTTGTTTTATTTGTTCTACAATAGAATTATAATCTTGTAAAATAGCTTTTTTCTCCTCCATTTTCTTTTGATATAGAGGATGAACTTGGTCATTATAATTTTTTAATAATATACTTTGATTACTATTCAAAGTATCTTTTAACATTGTAGCATTCTTATGATTTTCTACAGCTAATAGATTTTCTTTTTCTAATTTGTCTAAAAAAGAATTATATTTTTGTTGGTCTTCTTCATTTTCAAATTGTCTATCTAATAAAGTATCAATAGAATAATCTATTTTGATACCTTCTCTTGTTATAAAAGCATCTATCTCTTCTTTAGCATTTTGTTTATTTTCAACAATATGTTTATCTAATTCTTCAATAGTTTGTTTATTTGCTAATTTTTTTTCAGCTAAATTGAATATTGTTCCAAAATTTTGTTTCTCTGAATGTGCATCATAAACTTGTTTTAGTTCATCTATTCTCTTTTTAGCAAGTTGTATATTTAATTTAGTTTCAGCAGATATTTCAGTATCAGGTTTTAATAACACTTTATCCAATGTTTCTTGGAAATTAGTTATTGTTCCTGTTCTTATAGCATGAGCAGCTAATCTTTCAAATTTTGTTTTTTCTAATTTATTAGCTTGTTCAATTTTACCATTATCTCTTAATTTAGTTATCATAGCATCATATTCCAATGGACTATATAAACTACCAGAGGTATTCATATTAATATGAGTAGCTAAATCTTCATCTGTTGTAGAAGCATCAATATCTCTATAAATTTTACTAATTGCTTTTTTATCTAATCTGAAATTGTTGGCTCTCATTCCCATACCAACACTACCCATAGCTCCATTCATTATAAGAGTTTGAGCTATAACATCTTCATAAAATTCTGAATCACTTAATTGTTCTAATTGTTTACCATAATCTTGACCATAAGTAGGTACTAAAGCAGTAAATACTTCTTCTAATACTTCTCCAGGTAATGAATCTAACATATTCATTTGTCCTGTATGAGCAATAGCTTGAGTAGATATTTTACCTAATGCTAAATTATTCATAGCATTTCTACCCTTTACAAATTTATCATTTATTACTGATAAACCTTTTCCTATCTTACTTTCAGATAATTTAGTTAAACCTCTACCTAACATAGTAGATTCAGATTTAGCTAATTTACCTAATGGTCCAAGTGCTTCTCCAACAAATCTTTCAGCAAATGCTTCTTTTAAATATTCTGAATAACCAAACAAAGCTGATTCAAATTTACTATGTGGTTGTATTAAAGATAATTCATCAGCTAAAGAATCTTTCATTCCTTGCAATTCTTCTATTTTAGCTAAATTTTCTTCTGTTTTATTTTTAGATAATTTGTTTATTTGACTATCTATTTGAACATTCTTTAAACTAAAGTCTTTTTTATATTTGTTATAGATTGCTTGACTTGTTAGATAAATTTCTTTACCATTTTCATCATGTGATATTTCTACATTACCAATTTGGTCTTTTGCATAACCACCATAAGTCATAGGATTAACAAGTCCTTGTACAGCTAAACTTGCTGTTCCTCCTGCTAATTCTCCACCTATCATTTTTAAAGCAAGTTTCTTACCACCTTGTTGTAAAGCAGTATTAAGAGTTAATCCTATAGCATCTCTTGCAACAAATTTACCCACAGCAGTTTCTATAGGACCTCCTATTGGTGCAGTAGCTATCATTTGCTCCATCATAACAGCAGATGTAGCAACACCTTTACCTGTTCTGTATAATCTATTATCATGCATTAAATCTCTTGCTTCAATATTTTGTTTTTTAGCAATAGATTCTATAACAGCTTGTTCACTATCAGTAAGTGTTTCAGAAGGAACATAACCTTTTTTTACATTACCATTTTTATCTGTATTCTTTGTTACTTCATTTATTATCCTATTTTGTTTTTCAATAATAGGAATACTCTTAATATCTTTAGCTATACTATATAACCCTAATGATTTTAAGTCTTTACTTTGTGTACCAAATCCTGACCAAAATCCTGTATTACCAGTAGTATAATCTTCTAAAGTTTCTATTACTTCTTCATAATTTTTTTTAGCAATATTATAATTTACCTCTTCTTGATATGGAGTATAATTATCTTCTGATGTATTTTTTTGATAACCAGTAAGTCTATCTGGAACAGATGCTTTTGGACCAACACTACCATCTTTATGATATACTATTTGTGCATCATCTTTTAATTTAGCATCTCTATATTTTTTAGCTTTCTCTTCAATTTCTTTAAATCTATTTTTAAAACTTTCTTTAACTTCATTCATTACAGGCATAATTTTATTATCTCTGTATGTAATTAAATCATTGTATTCTTTTTCTTCTTTAGCTGTTTTACCCCATTTATTTTCATCATCAGCAAAATAATCATGTAATTTATAAATAGGAGCAAAAATATTAACTCCATTATCATCAATGAAATCAATACTTTTCTTTCTTTTTTCTTTTATTTTTTCATCAATATCTAAAAATTCAATAGCTTTTTCTTCTCCTACCTTATTTTTTAATTCAGCAAGAACACCATTATCATCAAGAGTTTTAGCTTTAGCTAATTTTTCAGCTTCTTTTTTAGCTTTAGAATTGAAAAAATCTTCTGTTTCTCTTTCAGTAGAAGATTTATACATCATATCCAATGTACCAGCAGATACATTACCTAAACTCATATCTTGAGAGGTAAGCTCTTCTTGTGATACATTAGCAGTATTATTTTGCTGATTATTAACTACTTGTGAAGAAAATGTTTTCTTTTTATTTTCTATACTTTGGTTTAAAAAATCTAAACTTGCACTCTTTCTTTTAGGTGGTAACATATAAATTTATTTTTTTACAAATATAAGATTAATTTTGTTCAGAATAAATAATTTGATGTACTTTATCTATTTCTTCTGATTTAAGTAATTGTGTTCTACTCCCATCTTTATGAATAATATATGCTTTTCCATGGTCTGTTTCATAAGATTCTCCATTCATAGCTGGTACAGTTCTTCTACCTAATGTTTTAATATTAGTCTGATTCATTGTTTTTCTCCATTCCATTTCTGGTCTATTTTTAGAAACAAAATTATCTATACTTGGTGTACTGATTTGATTAGTAGAAACCAATGCTGGTAATCTATAATCTCCAATCTGTACACTCATACCTAAATTACTTTGACCAGCATTATCCAATGCCATATCTAAACCAACTGTTTTTTCATCTACTTGTAAACCAACTTCTTTACCATTTTGTCTTGTGATATATATTTTTTTACCTTCTTTATTAGTTCTTTGTTCTATACCACCTTCACTAATTAATTGAGATACAGACAATTTACCTCCAGGAGCAACTTTATAAATTCTTGTTTTATATAATTGTTCTGCTGGTTTATCTAATTTGAAATCAAAGTAACCTGTTTCAACAGCAGGTTTTATTCCTGCTTTGACTTTTTCAGTTTTACCTGCTCTTTTATCATTTGCAGCAACATAAACTATTTCATTACCATTTTTATCTTCAAATTTTAATTGAGAACCTTTTACTGTTTGGTCTATATTAAATGCAACATCATCAAATCTTTGTTCTATAACACCTTTCAATTCTGTTATTGTATTTTTATTTAAACCTATACCATTTAAAGTTACTAAATTTTCTTTAATATTGTTTTTTTCTTTAGTGCCATTTACAGTCAAATATTCATTATATGCTTTTTGAGCATTAGGGTCATTTAACCAACCATTTTTAGTAGTATCAAATTTTCTTCCTGTCTTTTTAGCATATTCTATAAATCCCTGAGCTTGAGCATTTAATAGATTCTTTTTAGTTAATTCTGACTTATATTGAGAAGATAATTCTATAGCACTTGCTTCTGACATACCAGCAGCAACCATAGCTTGAACATTACCTTTTTTGATAAGTTTTTCCATATCACTACCAGGCTTAACTTTTAAGTTTTTAATTTGAGTATTAATATTATCTTGAATAGCACCAAGATTTTGGTTAGTTTGAGTAAGAGTTTTTTGAAAATTAGATGAAGAGTTAGTACCTACTTGATATACAGATTCATAACTTGTATTTACATTTTCAGCTTCTTCTTTAGCATCATCAGCTAATTTATTAGCTCTATCCCAAGTTTTCCAATATCCTTCATCATTATGAATAGTATCTGATACTTCTGTTTCTTTATGTGAATAAGTTTGAGCAGCAGCATTTATCATTTTACCATAATGGTCAGTATTAAATCCTTTAAATTGAGGAATACCTTTTTCATTTTTCTCATAAACATAGGCTTTACTCAAATCTGCATTTTCATAACCACTAATACCTAATTGTTTTCTTCTTTCAACAGCTTGTTGATAATCATTATCTGCTGTTAATTGAGAATACATAGCATTAGCTATTTCTTCTTTAGTTAATTGTTTACCACCTTCTTTATGTCTATAAATATAACCATTTCCTCCTCTTGTATCTTTTTCTACAGAATAACCACTTGCTTTCATGTGTTGTAAAAACTTATCATCAAAATCAGCAGCATAATAAGCATTTTGAATATCAGGTGATGCACCTGCTTTATTCATATCAGCATTCCAATTAATACCTTGATATTTAGCAAGTATATTAGCTTTTTCAGCAGCTATGTAAGCAGCATCATATTTAGAAGGGTCTTTCTTTGCTAATTCATCTAATTTATCATATTCAGCAACAACATTTTTTTTATATTGTTGCATTGTTCCAATTTTACCAGTAGTCCAATTAGCATTTATATCTCTACCTAAATGCATTATATCTGAACTGTATTTATTATATTCTAAAGGATTAGATTTTATATTATCTACAATACCTGTAATTTTAGCTTCATAATTTTTTATTTCTTGCTGTAATTCAGGACTATCTTGAGTTAATACATCAGCTTTAAGTTTATCCAAATAAGCAGTTGCAGAAGTAATTTCTGTATCAATTTCCTTATCTTTATTTTGAAGTACCTGTGCCATCAATTGATGTGGTGCTTCAAACATTTTGTCATCTACAAATTTGGCATCTGATGTTTGATAAAATCTTCCCATTTCTTATGTTGTTTTAGGTTTTTCAATTAGATTACCTTTTTCATCAAAAGCTAATCCATATTTAGATAATTGATTGATAACATTTGTCATCATTTTATTTTGCTTCATAGCATTCAAATCTTTACCAATATTTTGAACTCCTTCTCCCATAGTAGATTTATCTTTACCTAATTGAGTATAAAAATTATCTCTATCTTTTCTATCATTCAAATCTCTTTCTTGTTCTCCACTCATTACAGCTTGGTCTTGTTGGTTTTCTAAACCAGCTTTTTGTCCAAGTAATTCTTGCATTGTTCTTTGAAAACTATCAACAGCACCTTGATTTGCTTCATTAGCATTTATATCAGTTGCTAAATCTAATGCTCTCATTTGGTTAATACCTCTTGCTGAATTTCTACCAATTCTTTTAGCACCATTAGCACTTGCTGTTATTTTTCTTAATGATTCTGCTTTTTGACCAGCACTCATTTCCATAGCAGCTAAATTGGCTTCTAATGCATCTTTACCAAAATCTTTATAAGCATTTATATTAGGTGTATCTCCTGCTCTATTTTCTAAAGTATTTTTCATTGGACTAAATGTAGATATTAAATCTCCAGCAATACCAACTAAATCTCCAGTACCAGGCATTTCAAAACCTGATTTATCTACAAATTTTCCAGCACCATCTATAAATCTACTTGCTACACTACCTGGTTTATCTACAGTTTGTTTTTCTGGTGCTAATTCAGGATGAGAATAACCATCATATTTACCATTCTTGTTTAATACTTGTTCATCAGTTAAAGATATTGTATCAGGTTCACCTTTATCAAATCCTTTTATAAAATCTCCTGCACCATAATCTTTACTTGCTGGTAAACTTTCTCCAAAGTTATTAGCAAAAGTTGGTAATGGTGAATTTGGTTTATTCTCAACAGTAGCATATTTTTTATTTACTGATTTTCCAGTACCAACTACACCTGGAGTAATAATTTGATTTTTAATGTTGAAAATATTTTTATTTGGAATAGGATTACCAAATTCATCAAATTCCACTTCTCCTCCATTCCAATATTTTCTAACACCATTCTCATCTGTACCAAAAGCATACTCTTGTACAGCAGCCATAACTCCATACATTTCTTGAGTTTGTAAATCAGCTTGTTCTTGTTCATTAAGTGCTTCAACACTTCTTGCATGAGCATTTTTTACAGCAATATCCCCTTTAGAATTTTCTAATAATTTATTAAGATTGGTTAGTTTTTTTTCTCTGACTTTTTTTCTTTCAGCCATAGTTTCACCAAACTTCTCAATTCTTTTAGAGTATATTTTAGTTCCTTCTGGAACATTCATATCTACTCCTCCTTCTTCATGTGATGCACCTTTGACTTCTGCTACTTCTCCTGCTGGTGTTTCAATAACTTCTTCACCTTCTACTTCAATAGGACCAGAAGCATTGTTATTTCCCATAGCTGCTATAGTTCTATCTTCAAATACAGATTGTTGCTGTGGAGACATAAAAGTTCCTGAATTAAAATTATTAGAAGCAGGTATTGCATCAGGAGCTAATCCTTCTCCTGATATTTGAGGACTTTTACTTGATGCACTACCACTTTTTCCTGCTCCAGCAGAAATAGCTGTAGAAGCCAATTGACCAGCCATTAAAGTAATAGGAATCCAGGGATTGTTAGCAGCTTTTCTTTCTGCTTCTGCATTCATTATATCTCCTTTAGCTATAGTTGTAGCAGGATTTTCTATATAGTTACTACCAACTCCACTTGAACCATAACCATATTTCTTTTTTGTAGCACATTTTTTTTTCATAATGAAAATGAATTTTTTTACAAATTAATATTTACTATCTTTCAGATACTTTTGAATCCTGTACAGAGAAGTTCATAATTAATCTTGTGGTGTCAAAGGTATCAAATATCAATCTAACCACCAAGAATTTATCTCTAAAACTTTCCATTTCAGTCCAATCTTTATTATAGTCAATTCTATTACTATTAACTATTTTATCTATAAAATAATCTGCTTGTAAACTTGTTAAGTTTTTATTGAATATAGATACATTAGGATTTACAGACAAATCTCTTAAATCATTAATGCACCAATCTCTTTCATTTCTATCAAGATTAATAAATCCTGCTGAATTTTCTACTTGATTGTTCATATATTCTAAATCAACATCTTTTACCAGCATATCAAGAATACCACTTATTTGATGGGTATTATAAGCCATCACTTTATTAAAAGTTATATATCTTTTATCAACATAACTATCTGTAGCAATATCATACTGTTTTGCTTCTGTTTGAAATTTGATTGCATCATATATTTTACTAATCAAAGCATTTGAATTATCAACATACTCTATTATAAAAGGATGTCTTTCTCCATAGAAATTCTGATAATGATTCTTTCTACCATGTCTCCAAATATTTGATAAACCTTCTCTCCAAGAATAAAACTTCTCTTGAACATGCATATAGAAACTTGGTAAATATGAATGCCAAGAAATCCATTTTGTATCTTTCAATGAATAACTCATTGTAAAACTATTGTTTAATAAATTAGTTTCTAATGGAATACCATTCTCATATTCATAAGTCATTACTGGTACTTGTACTTCTACTTCAACTTGTGTTGTTGTAGTTAAACTTCCAAGAAAACCATTTATATCGGTAGCAAATTGTAAAGGAGTAATTATATCTCCAGTACCATCCCAACCCCTTGTATGTTTATATTGCCAATTTCTTTGACTTAAACCTGATGGATATGGATTTACTCCTGCTAATGCTGTTAATAATAAAGCATAATCTCCTGTTGGAACAAAAGGATTAATATTAGCTGTTAAAAAAGCTAATTCCGTTGCATTTAATGTTCTACCTGTAATAGCAGATATACTATGTTGTAACATACCTCTTGTAGGACCAGGAATACTTGTATAAACAATAGGGTATTGTAATCCATGAATACTATATCCAGCAGCAATTAATGCATCATATCTTGTATTGTAATCATTAAAATCATTAATATATTCTGTAGAAGGAGCATCTGTAGGATTACTAATACCACTTGTATGATATTCCCCAGTACCTCCACAATTATTAATAGCTGCTTCATTTACAGTAGAAACTATGATTATGTTTCTACTTATAGTATTAAAATTAGTTATTGGTGTTTCTACACCAACTAAAGGATTTGCTGAATTATCTACTAAAAATATTTGCTGACTGTTTTGTAACCATCTTAATACACTCAACCATGCTTGACCACTACATCTTTCAACAGCTAAAACATAAATCAATCTTCCTGTAAATGTTGGATTATCAATTTTAAATTGAGTAAACCAAGCTAATACAGCTACTTTGACATTAGCAACTCCTGCATTACCAAAACTACCAGACCTATCAAACTGTATAACTATATCACTATTATTAGGAACATTAGTAGTTATTGTTCTTATTTCTATTCTTGTTTCTATTACTGTTTTTTCAAATTTTAATTTACAATTCTCTACACCAATATAATTCCAACCATTAGCTAATCTATTAGCAATAATTTGAGACAAGTTAGGAAATATTACTGTTCCTAAACCTTCATTGCATAATTGATAATCTCCATCAGGTAAACCAGCAATATCAAAATCTTTTTTAGTTATAATCAATCTTTCTTTTTTAGTATCATAAGTAGATATATAACCAACACCAATAGGATTTGATGGATTATTATTATATGGATAATTAATATGATTAGCATTATAATAACTTTCAGCCATTCTAAATTTCATATTTTCTCTAAAATAATTAGAGTTGTATGTATCAGAAATTGGTTGAAGAGATTGCCCATTAAACAAGTACCATTTTTTCTCTTTATGACAAGGAAACAATACTCCATTTTTTGTTTTCAATCTACCCCATTTATGAGTATTACCAGAAGAACTATTATTATCATCAACAATTTTTCTTGGTGGTATATTAAAATATTCTCCTGTTCCAATGAAAGAAATGATATTATCTGTTACTCTTTCTTGAAAATTTTGTGGTTGATGCCATAATGCTTCTTCTGTATGAATATAAAGATTATTTTGTATTCTGAATAAATCAGTTATTACTCCTGTTTCTCCTTCAATATCTTTATAATTGTTTGGTAAAAAGTTTCTAAAATTATCTGTTAATTCTTCTTGAAATGCTTGTTGAGACCAATGTAGTCTATGAGGAAAAGTTTCAGTACAATCTGAACAGCAATCATATTCTAATGGTAAATGGTTATATATTTTTTCTTTGTTTCTTCTTTTATAATCTTGATTGATTTGATATATTTCAGCTAATGCTAATCCTATATATGATTTACCTCCTTTTCTACCACTATTTAAATAAGTTAATTTTTTAACCATGTGAATATCTAAAGAATTTGTAGGAGCAATTTCTCTTGAACCAACTGAATGTATTCCAAAGTATTCTTCATCCCATTCTCCATAAGAAGTTCCTAATTCTCTATTACCAGGAGCATTAAGAAAGTCAGGTGTATTATCAGTAGCACCTTGTCTTAAATTCATATTTACATTAGATTCAAACCATAAATTTAAACATTCTCCTAACCATTGAATTTCATCATCTGGTGGATTTTTAGCAAAACCTCTTTGTTCTCCATTATTAGGGTCTGAATCATATAGAATATAATTATCTACTATTGTTTCTCTTAAACCTTTATCATATAAATCACTATATGCTCTTGCCCAAGCATCTTGTTTTATACCAGAAGCTACAAGTGCTGCTGCTCCACCTACCATAGCTGCTGCTACACCAATTAAAGCTATACTTCCTGCTGTTCCTGCTCCCCAAGTAAAGATAGCAATTACTACAGCAACTATAACAAGTAATCCTGCTACTATATAATTCCATACAGAAGTTTTAGCAGCTCTTTTTCTTAATCTATTATTATAAAATATACTATTTGTATATCTCAAAGGTGTTATATAACTATCCCCATTAAATACATCACATTTTGATTCTGTGGAAGTAAAATATATAGGATTTTTTGTTTCTTTGTAATAAGGTGTTAATCTAAAATTATTATATGGATTAGCATTATCTTTTATCAAATACACATAAGGTACATCATTTACAATAGGAAAGGTAATATTTTCATTTAATGACATTATACCTACTTTGTTATCACAACCAAGATTAAATACATCTACACCTACATCATTTGAATCCTGTATTAATTTATCTCCTAAAGCTGGTAAATAAAATATTTCTTTGATTTTTGAAGCATCAATTTCAAAAGAATTTTTATTTGCAAAATCAGTAATATTATCTCTTGTTTTTATTTGTAATAGAAATCCATCAGGACCATTATTACCATTACCTTGAAATCTACCATTTTCAGCATCTTTCATACCACTTTGATATGAATTACCATCTTGAACATCAATGATTTTTGTTCTACTATGAATAGCTTCATGTCTTGTAAAACTACCTTGTTGAATTATTTTAGTTACATTTTTATATTTTTTATCATTGAATTTAAACTCTGGATTAATTAAACTTACTATATCTTTTTTAACTCTTGCATCATTACTCAATTCTGGCATCAATAAACCAGAAGATACAAATTGTGCATTTTGTATAGTTGAAGTTAAAACTGCACTATCTAATATAGTTTTTTCATCTTCAATTCTTTCATTTCTTACAATGTAATAACCTACTATTTTATTACCATTTAATTCCAATTCAGAAGGAATTTCTATATTAGAAAAATGAATACCAAAAATATCAGAAGTAAATTGTTCATCTTTAGTTTCAACTACATCATTTGATAATGATATTGTATAAGTTAAATTTCTACCTGGTTTTATAGTACCTGTAGGTAATCCTGTTGTAGGACTTAATAAATCTCCATTTGTAGAAGTAGCTGTAAAAACTCCTCCTGAAAGTGTACCAGTAATTCTTAATATATCTCCATTCTCTTGACTTTCATCAAGAGTTATAAAAGTTACTAATGCAGCAACTATTATATTAGAATAATCATTTTCAGATATTATATATGAAGGATTACTACTTGCATAATCAGAAGGTCTAACTTGTCCTATAAATTCATTTAATTCTGTTGCACCATCTTTAGTATAATTAATTTTATACTGAAATGTATTAGCAACTATAGGTACACAAGCTGGGTCATATCCTGGTTCATCTTCTAATGGACAAGTTGTAGGTGTAGGAATACTTCCTGCAATATTTACCTTTATTCTTTTAAATACATTTGTTGTTGAGTTTGAGCTAATTCTTTCTATTAATGGTATATTAACATCTGTTCTTAATGGAAATCTATGATGTCTTACTAATTGACCTGTTAATTGTGTACCTTCTGAATCTACTCCCCAATAATTAATTCCTCCACAACTATCATTATCAGTATATTCATTATCAGCACTTGTGTTATTAAGTGCCATAGGATATATGTTTTGACCAGCATCAAATATAGTATCTGCTGCAATCAAATTGCTTTTTCCTGGTATATGATAAACAGGAGTTAAAGTATTATCATCAAATATATATACAATACCAAAAGAATATATTTCTCCTGGCATGTAACCTAATCCTTCTAAATTAACAGAAGCATGTTTACTATTACCCTCTATTAAGTTATTTAAAGCTACTTTTTTTGTAACCATATCAGCACAGATTTTACTGGCATATTTTTGTAGATTACATAAATTTACTTCTTTACCTTTTACATTTCCTAATAATAATGTATTTTCTACTTGTTCAATACTTTCTGCTTTCTCTATAATATTTTTAAATACTAATACATCTGATTGTGTACCAGAAGATTCAAAATTATTTCCTGTATATGTAAACACATTATTTTGAGTAGAAATTTCTTGTGTAAATTTAGTATCAGTAATTTGTCCTGTACCACCTGTAGCTTCTGTAATAGCTAATCTATAGAAAGGAAAAGTTTCATCTAAATTAGATAATACTACTTTTATAGCTTTATCTGACCTTCCAAAATTTTGATATTCTGTTACTGTATTTGTAGAACCTCTTATATCTTTAAAAGGTAATGTAAAATCACTATTATATACTTGAACTGTTTCACTACTTGTTATAAATTCTGTAGGATTCAAATCCTCATCTAAATATTGAATAGAAAAATTATAACTGCCTGATAATAAGTTACCTCCATTATTTAATACTTCAATTTCATCAAAATTAGGTATTGTTTTATAAATTTTAAATAAATTGAATTTTGAAATATCCCAATCTCCTGTATTATTATCTTGAAACTTTTCTGGTTTTTCTAATATAAATATTCTTGGTTTAGGGTCAATCCAATATATAACTCTTTCACAACCTTTTCTCAATCTAAAAGTTGCATCAATTTGCTGACTTATTTTAAATCCAAATTTTTCAGTTTGATTTACATCACTTACTTGAATAGAAAAATTACATTCTCTATCAACTATTGCTAACATTGAATCACCATTAGTTGAACATAAAAACAATAATGTTTCATCATTACCAATATAAACTTTACCTATTGGTGTAAAACCTTGAGGTATAGGATAACATGGTTCATTAGATTCTTCATTAGCAATGAAACCTTTATCTCCTTCAACTGTTTCATTTACTCCATTTAAAACAAATGTAGTTGCTCCTTGAGGTTGATTTACATAAGAGGTATCTGTACTTAATCCTCCAGGTTGAATTACTGTATTATTATCTCGCATAGTTTGTTATTTTTCTTGAACCATTAAATGTTCTATTTTCAGCAGTACCTAATTTACCAAAGAAACCATAATATCTATTATGATTAGGAATCAAATAATTTGATTGTTCCATTAAATTTTGATATTGGTCCACACCTGTAGGCATTTTAGCTTTATTTTTAAACTGCTTAATATATTTTAACCAATGTTGTTCAGCTATTTGAGCAAGTTGCATAGCACCTTCTCTATGATTCCATGCTTCTGTTTCTTTTACTTTCCAACCAAGATAATAAGTAATAGCTGCTCTTGCTGATTCATCATCAGGTATCATTGGATAACCAGTTTCAGAATCAATCATTTGTCTAATATATGCTAAAGCTATAAGACCACTTTTAAAATTAAATCTCAATTGGTCTTGTACTATTGTATATTCATCTCTATCATCACAATCTCTACAATACACATCTTCCATATCCTTTTCTTTACAAACTAATGTATTTAAAAAAGAATGATTAGCTAATCTTACAGGAGTATATTTAGTTTTTTTATATGTTGAACCAATCCAATTTTGAAAAGATAATGGTAAATTTAATTCCACTACATATTGAGATTGTTCTTCATCCCATGTAACTGAAACTTGTTCATTTGATAAATGTTTAGGTTGTTCATTACAACAATTAATTTCTGTTTCAATTTGAGCAATAGTATTAGATGCACAACTATTTGTGTCTTCTGGTTTTTCCCAATCATTATTTCTTGCTATTTGAGTTATATAATGAAGACCAGGTGGTATAGAAGCATGATAGTTTTTTACTTCAATGAAAGCAATAGCTTCTTCTGATGCACTAACTATTTTCATAAAACCTAATGCTTCTCCTATCCATTCAATAGCATCATCTTCATTTATATCAAGACCTTTAAAATCTCTTTGAAATTTAGCAAGGATTGAATCTATTTTTACAAACTGAAATTTTTGCATATTAATCTAATTTATCAGCTAAAGATTTTTCTTCTTTAGGCATTGTTATTTTTAAAGGGTTTTCTTTAGACCACCATTCTTTACTGAAATATTCATAGTTTGAATCATCTCCTAACATCCATTTTATATCATAAGATTTTCTCAATATAAAACCATTTTCGATTTCTCTTACACTTATGGTATGACTATTTTTAATAATAGTTGCTCCTTCTGGTAACTTAAATTCTCTTTTACCTTCAAATTCTGCTGATTCAATTGCTTTACTTGTTTCTAATGCTGACATAATATTTATTTTTTAATTAGATATTCTTTTCCTTTTTTAATAGTAGCACTTATATTTCTCTTATTAGTTCTGGTTAATCTTAAACTGTAAAGAGTTTTATTTTCAACCATAATTCTTTTTTTAGACCAAATAATTTTATATCTTACTCCATCAGTATGTTCATTAGTACAATATAATAATTTTTTATCTTCTTTAGCTTGAGGATTATTTTTCCAATAAGCTAATGTTTTTGTCCAATCAGGAGCTAACAAAGGTAAACCATTTTCATCAAATCTGATTTTTTGTTTACTACCTCTGATATAAATTGTACCCATTTTAGCAGGTAAAGTTACTTCTTCTCCATCTAAAACTTTATCCAGTAAAAATTTATTATATTTATTTGCTATATCTATGTAAGTTTTAATATCTACTATTAAATGATTGTCTTCTTTAGTATGTAATTGTTTATATAATCTATAACTTTTTCTAATATTACTGTCTGTTTTTATCATTTGTGTCAGATGTGTTATTTGTTATATCTTCTGTCATTTGAGAAAAAATATTTATTAATTCTGGAAAAGACATTTCTAATAATGTTTCTATCATATCTCCATCCATAGGAAATATTTTGTCTAACATACTACCACAATCATCTTCACAATCTGTACAATCTTGTTTACAATAAGATGGAAAATTATATGCTTCAATTGGATTTTCAGGTAATAATTTAATTTTAATTAATTTTGGTACATGTTCTCCATAAACATAAATATATCCATTTTCTAAAATATAATTCATATTCTTTTTAGTATATTTATTACCATCTGAATATAAATATGCTTCTCTTGTTGTTTCAGTAATGATTTTACTACTTTCAATAGTCATAACCCATTGAATGATATGTTTATCCAAATCAGTTAAAACTTTAGGTAATTTTTCTTTTGTTCTATACACTTTACAACCAATAGGAGGTAAACAAGGACAATCATGTTTTTCAACTTGAATTAATTCAACACAAGGCAGTATAACAAAATTCCAATCACTTATCTTTTGTCTTTTTTTAAGCTGTTGAGAAATTAATTTATTTCTTACAGTTTTAAGTTTACTGTAAATATGTCTATTAGATAAACGAGAATCATCACTCCTTACTCCTTTAGAATAAGCAGATTGTACTCTTTCAATTAATTCTCCTATTGTATTTGCCATCTTATTCTTTATTTAATTCTTGGAGCAATTCTTTTGTAAGATTTTCACAATCATACATAATATATTCTCCTGTTTTTAATAACCAAATAACTTTTCTTGATGAAACTTTATATCCTGTTTGTTCAAATAGAAGTTGATAAAAAGAAAGTTGTATTTGATATTTATTAAAGGGAGAATCTAATAATCTTTCAAAAGGAGCTAATAAAGTTTTTTTCTTAAAATTTTTAAATAAGTCTTTATTAGTTTTATAATCAGCAATGATAAAAGTTTTGTTTATAGTATCAAATAATAATATATCTGATGTACCAGCAAACATAAAATATAAATGATACATTCTTAATTCTAAACAAGCAGGAACTATATGAGAAGGAAGGTCATTCCAAAATTTTGTTACAGCAACTTCTTGAGGACAAGAAGGTTTCATAGTTCTATTAAATGGGTAGAGTTCACCAAATAAGTGAACTCTGTTTCCTGTAGTACAAGCTATATTTTTTTCCTCTTCCCATTGAGCTAAAAGAGATTCTTTTGATATTCCTAATCTTATAGCTTTATTTTCAGCTTTTTCATCAAAGTTTACCTTCTCAACAAATTTATCAATTTTTGATGATACAGAACCTTTTAGTTTAATAGAATCTACACTATATTGATGTTTATCTTCATCAAAAGTGAGTTTTTCAAAGTTTGATTTTATATTTTTTATCATTTGTTCCATGCCACAAAGATAAAAAATAATTTTATATATCTTTAACTTCTTCTTTAATTGTTTTATATTGGGTAAGCATTTTTACAAATGACCCTGCTATATCATAACCTGCTCTTTTAATATTTTCAAATACAATTGAATATATTTCAATAGCTGTACAAAAAGCTAAAGTAACTAATGTGATTGTCCAATTTTTATCAGATATATTAAAGAATGTAAAAGATTTAATTAAAAATACTTTTTCTACTCCATATACCAGCAATGTAAAAATAATATAACCGATTCCCTTAACTATAGATTTTCTCAACTTTTCACTTGTAATTGTTTCAATAAGTAAAAGACATTTGTTCAAGAAACCTAACTTCAATTCTCCTTTTTTCTTTTTGAGATTCCTATTCTCTATAAAAGAAGCATATATTCCTGTAGCAAAGTCTATAAAAAAAACTATACCTAATAATTTCCAGGCATTTGTTAAGTCATTTGATATTGCATAATAACTTACAGTTGGTACTAAAATTGTTGCTCCTGTTTTAGTTGTCAATAAAGTTTTTGCGTTTACAATTATTTTTCCAAAATATTGTAAGTATATAAATAAATCTGTCATTAGTTGGGATTTCATATTAGTGTTATTTTAAAACTTTACTTGTAACTTGTGATTTGATTATAAAATGTGTAGCTATTGGTACAATTCCAATCCATTCAGCTACTAATAAACTAAACAGATTAAATACAAAATGTAATGTAAGTCCAATTAGAACTATTCCTGATACAAAATATTTAAAACTTCTGAATGCAATATTAGAACTTAATCCAATTGATAAAATACTACCAATAAAAAATATACTTGCAAATATATAATGAAAAAAGGAATAATCCAAATGAGGAGTTAAAGTAACACCAAATAATGATATACCTAATATACCATTATACCAATGTCTTTTATAACCAACTCCATTGTATAGAAACATTGAACCAGCTAATGTTAATAAGAAAGCAAATAAATAATTAAATTCACTATAAGCATAATCACTTATACTTGGTCTCCAACTACCATCAAATAATCTTAATATTATTGGAATAAATATTAATAAAAAAGCTACTAATACTTCTAATCTTTTAACATCTTTTGTATTTTCCATTACACAATTTGATTTAAGATTGAATCTTTAACAGTTACATTATCAGGTAATTTAGCATTTAATATTGCTAATATTTGTTCATTGGTTTCTGACTTAATTGCATTTTCAAATTCTTTTGAACCATTTTCAATATAATTATTTAGGAAATTTAAAGTTTTTCCACTAATTACTCTTGCAGAATAAAATCCAAACAACATATCAATATATTGTTTAATACCCAATCTTGTACCTGCTTCTTGTAAATAGTTAATTTGTCTTTTTCTTCTACTTCTAATTTCTTCTGATGCACTTGAAATAGGTAATGAATTAGTAACAGTTTTAAACAAAGCAGGATTTCCCATTTCATCTAACCATTCTATTTTCATATTAATACCTATAAGAAATCCATTGTTATCTAAAACATCTGTATAAGTTTGTCTAACTACCACATTATCTTTTTCATCAGAATAAAATTCTGTTTTAATCTTTACACCTTTAACAAATTCTGGGTCTCCTTTAGTAATACCATTTAATACTTCTACTGGAGTAGCCATTATTTCTTCTGGATGTTTGGTTTCTAACCAAGGATTATGTTTAAATATTTTTAGTTTCATATTATTAAATATTAGAAATTACTATTTTAAAATTTCTTGTTCCATACCCATTTTGTATTTGTCCTATCCAGTTATTTGTATTTGAATAGTTATTCCCTGCATAAGCATAACCTGTTCCTAACAAATTATTATTACCATCATTAGTAAATAATTGTAATTTAATACCTTGTGATTGATTTGTCATATCTAAACCTCCCCAATAAGGATAAGTATAATCCCAATTTTGAAAAGGAATAACAGTTAATACTTTACCATTAGTTGCCACTTCATCAGATAGTCCAGCATTTTGTGCTTCCATTCTAATTTTAGGAAGTACAGATGTATTATTTTCAATTGTGATATTATATGGTTGTGCTTGTATTAAATCATTACCATAATTTTCTATACCAACTTGAAAATAAGCATCTACTGCAAAGTTTCCTATTAGAGTATCTTTAGTAATATTCTTAAATAACTTACCAACTCCATATATGTTATCAACTTGAGTATATATTCTTAAATACTTACCATTAGGTAAGTTTAAGTTCATATCTTCTTTTGTTTTAATTTGTAGAGGGTATTCAGAATTTAGATAAAATTTAGCTTCTGTACTATTTGTGCTTCTTAATACAATAGTTTCAGTATTATTAATTAATAAAGGTACACTTGGAACAATTCCATTACCATTATTATATCTATATATTCTAATAAATCCTCCTGTAATATTACCAATAGCATTAGCTATTTGTTTAGCTTGACTATTTGTTAAATTGTCAAAACCAACTTTGATTCTGCTAATTAAGTTTTTTAAATACCTTAATTGTTTCTGACTGAAATCAGAATTTTTTATTTCACTATCTAATCCCATAATAATATTATTTTAAAATTTGCCAATCTTCAATTTTACTAAAATACATTCCTTTATCTTTTCCAGAAATACCTTGTTGGCATTCTAATTGTATGATAATTAATAAACCTTTTTGAAATAATTCATTAATGTTTTGCAAAGTTAATGAATTATCTGAAAAATCCACATTTAATTGTATAGATAATTCTTTTAATTGTGCATAAGTGTATTTTTTTAATCTTGTATTAGTTCCAAGTATTTTAATTACCTCTACATCTTCATAATCTTCTTCTTTTGGTTCTATTAAATTTATAGGTTTTTCAGGTGTTATTTGTAAAATATAATCTTTTTTAAGTTGTTTTTCTATTACCTTGTCAAAACAAGTATCTATAATTCTTAATTCATAAACTTCTTCACTTGGTTTGTTTTGAATTAAATCTATTTCCATTTTTACATACCCTACATTTGCAGGTGGAAACTGTAATTTTTTATTTGATTGTATTGCTATCATAATTTTTTAATTTACTTGGTAACTTATATTTAGGTTAAATTGTGAATCTCCTGTTGGAACATTTCCTGATATTAATCCAGAACTTGATGGATAAATATAAACTTCTCCACTATCTATAAATCTTGCTAAATAAACACCATGATACCCATTCATTGTAGTTCTAATTTCAGATTGTACCATATTGTGTCTAAAACCAACAGGTAATGTACAAAGAATTACATAGCCACTTCCAGCTAAAGCAGTTGTTAATTCTGTAAAACTTATATATCTATTGAAGTTAAAAGTTACTTGCTTTCCTGTTTTTATTACTTTAATAGCATCATTTTTATTAAAACCATCATTTAGATTTAAAATAGTTTGAGTTATTGAAGCTGATGATTTATCTTCAACTCCAAAAGTTCCATCTGGTTTAGCTACTACTTGTTTTGTAAATGTAGAATCTCCTTGTGCATTTGTTAAATTTGATAATTTAAAAGTAAAACCAGCAGTATTAATTTCTGTATTTTTATATAGAACACCCCCTAATTCTGTCTTATTATTAGCCGTTGTTATTCCATTTATACCTTGTAAATACCAAAAAGTCATTCTGTTACCATTTCTATCTCTATAATAATGATTTAGATTACTTGGGTCATAGAAAAAAGCAGGTGCATTACTTATGTTTGGAGGAAGTCCTATTGATATAGAAGTTGCAGCAGGTATGTTATTATTATTCCAATTATCTATATCATTTTGTTCTATTGAAGCAGCAGGAGATGCTGTAAAAACAGGGTCTTCTTCTTGTGTTAATAATGAATCAACAAAAGAATCTTTAAGTTTTAATGTGCTGGTATTAGGTTCAACTACTGAATTTACAAATTCTAATTGTTGATTATATACAAGAATATTTTTTACATTTGGTGTAATAACTTGTATTCCATTATCTGCTAATGGATTATCTGTTGAACCAGTAATTAAAGTAGGTTGTATGATTTCTATAAAATCATTTACTGTAATAGGTACTCCTGAATCTCCCCATGTTCCTTTACCTAATTTGAATAAGTATTGAATTTTATGAATTTGTTCATCAGGTGATAAAGTAAAAATATAATTTTCATCATTATTAACAATAAAACCATTTGTATCATTTATAACACTTACTAATTGTTCTAATGGTGTACCACTATAATCACTACCTAATTCTACATTTATGAATTTATTATTTTGTTTA